TGAAATCCGTGTTGTTGAGCCTGTAGAGCCTGGTCGTGGTCGCCGCAAATGTCACGACCGTGCCATCGGATTTCAGCGCATAGAAGGCACCTCTACAAGCTGCGGGAAGCACGGATGTATAGGCGGAAAAGGACGGAAAGGGTCCATAGCCGTCACCACGCGGAATCACGTTGAGAATGTTCCTGGTGGCCTGGCCTTCATAGTCGCTGACATCGGGACGATAGTCGGCATAGGCGAGAAGCGGCATTATTCAGCGCTCCAGGGATCGGGTTGAATGATCGCGGGCGTCCATGCTTCGCTCTGCACGGCGCGACCAGTCCAGTTGTCGATGTCGAACGGCCGTTGAAACCATGCCTCGAAATCGCGCGTGAAAGTCGAGGGATAACCAGCAACGACGAAGGAACCCGCAGCCGACGAAAGTAAGACGCCGAGCGGCGCGGTGTTTCCGGCGATCGCGTAGCTGCGTGCGTTCAGAACAATGCTTGCGGCAAAGATCGCCGGGTTACAAACAGCCGCATAGTTGCCCGTATTGGCCGCGAACCGAGCTTGGTAACCGGCCGCGTTCCCTACCACCGAAAAGGTACCGGCCTGTCCAGTAAGGCCGGTGCCGGACGTTATGACATTGCCGGTGACAGCAAACGCGCCGGAAATGGACAGTTGCGTTATGTTAGAGAGAACGGTCTGTGCCGTGGCAGCATAAGCACCACTACCGGCCAACAGAACTGTGTTGGTCAGTCCAATGGTGGACAATTGTCCGACCGCAAGCCGCCCGATCGCGTCAAAGCCGAGGAGCGACATGGCGATTCACGCGATAGTTACGTGGATGGCAAAATTGACGTTCTCGAAGCCACAATGCGGATACGCCTGGGGAACGTCGCATTCAACGACATTTGTGAACCGGCCACCCGTAGCATCGACAATTGCGTGGTGAAGCATCAATAGAACTCCCAGATGATAATGAGGCCCGAGGCTCCCGCGCCTCCGGAGCCGCTGCTTGCACCTGCGCCGCCGCTGCTGCCTCCCGCGCCAACGGCGTAGGGGTAGCTTGCGCTTGGATTGACGATCAGTTTCTCGAGATAGCCGCCCGCACCGCCTCCGCTGCCGCCCGTGCTGGTCGAACTCACTGCACCGCCTCCGCCACCGCCGCCGCTGCCGGAATTTGTCTGGGCTGCTCCCCCGCCACCGCCGGGCCAGCCTGCAAAACCGGCACCACCGAAGGCGCTCTCACCGCCCCTGCCACCCGGTTGGTTGGTTCCCGTTCCAAAACCGGCACCACCGCCGTTCACACTGAAAGCGCCGGAAATGTTGACGTCTCCGCCCGTCGCAGCCCCGCCAGCCACAGACGCGCCACCTGCGTTGATGCCGCCCGAGCCACCATTTGCAATCAAGAGCGACGCTCCAAATGTGGTGTTGCCGCCTGCGAAGCCTGTCGCACCTCCGGACGCAGCGTTACTCCCGCCGCCGCCGCCACCGCCGCCGCCGACCATCCGAACCCAAATGACCTTGCAGCCGGCCGGAGTATTGTACGTGCCGGATCCGCTGGTGAGTACCGTCCGTGTGAATGTCGCTGGCGATGCTGCTGCGCCGATATTGCCGCGTGCCTGCGTCTGTTGGGCGACCGAGAAGCTATTGGATTCCTCGACCGAAATGATGTCTTCCTTCAGCGCAACGATGGCCACTTGCGGCACGCTGATGAAACTGATCTTCGACGTGGTACCGGACGAATTGAACAACACCGAGGTCCGCGACAAAACGCCGGGTGACGTGTTATAGGTCCCCTCCCCTAACTCCCATTGGCTCAGATCGGTACTCTCGGCGCGATATTTGTAGAGCCTGCCGTTGACGACGCCTGCGGCGCCCGGGCTTTGATATCCGGTCACCGCGGAGGAGAAGGTCCAGTCCGCGGTGCCGCCGGCCGTTGGATTGAACCGGCAAACGTCCAGAAAAGCTGCCATGTTACGCGATCGTCAGGATGCCGTTGACCAGATCGGTCGACACGGTGAAGGAGTTGCCGTTGGTCAGCGTGATCGGCGTGCCGTAGTCCCACCAGCCGATCAGCGGCAGCGTGGCCGAGGTCGAATTGTAGAGAACGGCATATTCGAACGGACCGATCGATCCGCCGGCCGCCGTCCACGAGGGCTGGGTCCCGGCGGTGAATTTGAAGACACCAGACGTCTGCGCGCCGGCGATCACGCCGATGGACACGCCACCCGTGCCGTAGCCGTTGCCGGCGGCAAGGTCGGCGGGTGTGTTGTAAACCGTATTGGTCGCGACCGGCGCGACGTTGGTCAGATAGACCCTGAAGATGTGCGTCGTGCTCGTCTTCATGTCGTGCAGGGCGTGCGCCACGTCCTGAACGAAGCAATTGAACTTGTTGAGTGATGCCATCTGCCTGCCCTTAAATGATTTGTCCGGAGACACGGACAGTCATCGGCCCTGCATTGAACGTCGACGTCAGCCCAAGATTGTTCAGATCGGACAGCGCCGAACTGAGACCAAGACCCCAGGTCTGGATCCGCGCGTCTTCCTTGATGTACGGCGCGGTCTCCAGGAGTGCGCCGTACAGATAGAGATCGGGTGCAAGCGCCAGCAGCCAGTTGATGCCGTTCGACGCGAGCGGCGGAATGCTTTGGCGGTAGATCATCTCCACCGTGTAGGCGGCGTCCGGCGTCGGCGCGAGTTCGAGCTCATTGCCGAACACGGTGAAGTAGCGTGGCCGCGCCGGAACGTTCGATGTCATAAAACGATATTCGTCCAGCTGCGTGCCGGATCTGAATTCGAGACAAGGTTTACCCGTCACGCTCGACAGCCGAACCCTACGCATCGACTGGAAGTCAGACGGCAACGAGATGAATTCCGGCTCGCCGGACGCCAGATTAATTACCGCGGTGGCGCGTTGCTCCATCTGGCGCACGAATAGCTGCCGGTTGAACTTCGCCTCCGCCATCTGGATGAAGCTTGGAATCCGCGCGATCAGCGTTGCGTCCTGATCGCGCGCGAGATATTCGGTCACTGCCGTCTGCAGCGAGGCGTAGTCGACGATCTGCGTCACGGGTCACTCCGCTATCCATCCGGCCTGCAGTTTCGGCCGATCCGTCCGCAAATAGGCCCATTCCGGATCGCCGAGTTTCTTCTGCACGATCAGGTCGAACTCGGGCGTGAAAAGCCGCAAGGAGGTATTTCCCCTTGCATGCTCCTCATCCAGCCATTTCACGTAGATGACGTTTGGAATGCGCGCGACATGGCGCGCCCACTCGGCACGCTGCTCCTCGCAACGTGCCAAGCGGTTCCACGCGAGGATCGGCTCGACATCTTGAGTATGTTCGATGGCAAGGTCGCTGCCGTTGCTGTCGAGATGGGACCGGACCATAACTCCATCCATCACGACATCTCCGTGACCCAAAGCGTGCCGGCGGTCGCGGTGACGAGGCCGTTGCTGGCAGCCTTGACTGCCGAAATGCGCTGGCCAGGGCTGACGATCACGTAATCGATGACGTTGGCTGGCAGAAAAGTATCGCTCGGGGTTGCCGTCTGGACGCCGTCGCCGATCCGGAAACAGCAGGCCGAGTTCGCAACCAGCCGAAGCTGAAAGGTCTCGGCACCGAACGGATTGGCGATCGCAGCCGAGGTGTCGAACGCGATCGTCTGCGTGGCGCCAGAGCGGGACGACGGTTGCTTGGGAAAAAACGACATTATGCGGCCCTCACAGCGACGGAGACATGCATGGGGACCGAGGCGCCCGAGGCGCCTGACGGCGTCAACACGATCACGTCGTCTTCGTTCAGATAGCTCGGCGACGGTGGAACAGCCGAAAACAATTGCCCCGCGGCAGAGCCGGCCTGCGGCACCGCGAAAGTGGCCAGGGTGTTCGAATTGACGGACACCGTCACGACGCCATCCGCGGTCGTGATGGGACCGCCGAGAATCCCGGTCGTCTTTAGGAGCCGGCAGCGAAAGGGAACGCGGATGAAGGCGGCGACCGGCGCGGTGCCGCAGGATGGCGTATAGGCCGTAAGATCAATGGTATTGAGCGTATGGTGATCGGGAAGGGGCATGTAACTCTCCAAGAAAAAGGGCGGCCCGAAAGCCGCCCCATTGACCAGACTTGAACTTGAACGCTCAGGAGGCGGTGTTGTCGAACACGCCGCCGCTGGATTTTTCGTTGCGGGCGACGAGGGCGTATTCGGCGAGGATCTGACGCCGATCCGAATCGCCGGTCTTGGCGAGCGGGATCGAGATCATGTTGCGCCCGTTGAGATAGGCGACCGCCCACTTGTCCATTTCGAGCACGAGGACGTCGCGCGCCCGCTGGAAGCGGTTGGCGACGACCTTGAGCTTGCCGAAATCGGACTCGTAGGCGTCGACGGACGCCACGATCTTCTTCGACTTCGCGTCTTCGATCGCGGTGGCGCGGCCGGTGAAGGTCGAGAACACCTGCTTGTTGAAGGCACCGGTCAGGATCGTTCCCGGCTTGCCGCCATTGATCCAGATCGAGGACAGGACCGACTTCAGCCGCGCTTCGGTGAACGCGACCTGGGTGCCGTCGGTGCGGGTCACGGTGCCATCCGACGCGGCCGGATCGGCCGCGCCGCCGGCCGTGCCCTTCGCCGTATTGGACACGACCCACGACAGCACCGAGGCCGTCTTGCGGGGCGTAGTGGTGTTGCCGGTGGCCTTGGCCTGGTTGGTACCGACCAGGATGGTCTCGATGTCGCGCTTCAGCTCGAGGCCTTTGAGCATTTCCTGATAGGCAAGTTCATTGTCGCGGCCGGCGTGTTCGACCGCCTGCTGTGTGCCGGACACCCGCGCCACCTTATAGGAGATCTGGCACTGGTTGCCGAGACGAACCGTCGGCGTCGTCGTCGTCGTGGTCGGATCGTCGCCTTCGAGCTGAGCGTTGGTGTTATCAGCCGCGGCGAGCGCCTGGGTTTGCCATTCGTGGTTCACAGCCGAGGCTTTCTCCTTCTCGGCTGCGCTCATGA